GGATGGACTACCCACGCCATCAGATTGTACGCTGGGAACCCGAACACTACAAAAAGATTGACCTCAATGACCACGACAAAGAAACACTTGGGCATTTTCACGATTATCTAGAATACTTATCTGTGTTTGCTGAAGGTGGTGACAGTTTTACGGCTATAGGTGACGGTGTTATATATGCCATGTTTGGCTGTTTCCCATTATGGCATGGCGTAGCCGAGGCGTGGCTCCTTCCCTCTCGACATATAAAACGCAAAACTATCTCCATGCACCGGGCTGCGTTGCTGTTTTTTGACTATTATGCAGATAAAAAAGAGCTAAAAAGATTACAATTCACCGTACATTCAACCAATTTTCAAGCAGTACGCTGGGCAAAAAGGTGTTACTTTAATGAAGAAGGAACATTGAAACATTATGGACCAGATGGAAAGGATCACTATATGTTTGCGAGGTACTATTAATGGGTGGATTATTTTCAAAACCTAAAGCCCCACCACCACCATCTCCGGCTGTTGAGGAAACTGTAACTGCTCAAGAGGCTGCTGCTACTGCCGAACAGAAAAAACAAAAGTCAATAATGGCTACTGCTGCTAATAGAAAAAGAGGTGGCATGATGGGATTGATGATGGGTCCGGGTGGACCACGCCCAGATTTTGCTGAAAAAAATTTAAAACAAAAATTAGGTGGTGGAGTTCGTAATCCAAGGAACTTAGGTTAATGGCTGAAGAAGAGAAAGAAGAACAGAAAGAGGAAAAACCATTAGAGCCGTATGTTGAAAGACCACAAAAAATTTGGCGAAGAAATCCAAAATATACAAAGCCTGTACATGATGAAGAGGAGAAATGAGAAAGGTCCACAAAAATCCCAAGGGTGGTTTATCTGCTGCTGGACGTAGGCATTTAAATAGGACTACAGGGAGCAATCTAAAGCCTCCGATAAAACAAGGAACTTCTCCAAGGAGAGTTTCGTTTGCTGCCAGATTTTCCGGGATGAAAGGACCAATGAAAGATAGCAAGGGTAGACCAACAAGAAAGGCTCTTGCGTTAAAGGCTTGGGGTTTCGGCTCTGTCGAGGCTGCAAGAAATTTTGCTAACCGTCATAAAAAAACCTAGAGGAGATTATAAATGGCAATGACTTATGGAAATAAAAAAAGCAAATCAAAAGGTTTAACTAAAAAGCAAAAAACTTTGCCAGCAAGTTTACAGAAAAAAATTATGGCATCCAAGAAGAAGAAAAAATAGTTATGTCACTTTACAGAAATATGAATGCCAGAAAGAAAAAAGGCATTTCTCGAAGTAAAAAAAATACAACGGTAACTAAATCAGCCTACAGTAATATGAAAAAGGGCTTTCCTAAAAAGAGGAAAACATAATGGCTAAAAAAGAACTGACCAAAAGGCAAAAGGATACAATGAAAAAACACTCTGTTCATCATACTAAAAAGCACATGACTGAGATGACAAGGCTTATGACCAGATCAAGAAATCCAATGACATTCACACAGGCTCACAAAGCTACTATGAAAAAGGTTGGAAAGTAATGGCTGAACTGTCTATTCAAGAACTCAAAAAAAGATATAAACGGTGCGAAGACCATAAGAACAACTGGCGTACCATTTATGAAGAGGCGTATGAATTTGCCTTGCCTATGCGTAACCTCTATGACGGTTACTATGAGGGTGATGTTCCCGGGCAGAATAAAATGAAAAGAGTTTTTGATAGTACGGCAGTACACTCCACGGCTAGGTTTGCCAACCGTTTGCAATCGTCATTGTTCCCACCACAACAAGAGTGGTGCAGATTGATGCCGGGTGCTGATATACCAGAAGAAAGAAAGATTGAGGCACAGACAGCCTTGGATTTTTACGCTAAAAGAATGTTTCAGCTTATGCGTATATCTGGGTTTGATTTGGCTATGGGAGAGTTTCTATTAGATTTAGCTATTGGCACAAGCTGTATGTTGATACAACAGGGTGATGAAAATACTAGAATACGTTATACGGCTGTTCCTAGTTTTCAAATATCATTTGAGGAAGGTCCAAATGGCAACCCGGATACAGTTTATCGAAGATTGAAAAGGGCTTTTAATGTAATAGAAAAAGAATTTTTAGATGCTGAAATACCACAAGAGTTGATTGATAAATATAAAGAAGATCCTACTGAAAAGGTTGAACTATTAGAGGCAACATATACGAATGACGGTGTAATTTACTACTGTGTGTCTACTATGGAAGATGACATAAAACTAGTATCTAGAAAGTTAAAAAGTTTTCCTTGGGTTATTAGCCGTTACATGAAAGCAAGTAACGAACGATACGGTAGAGGTCCAGTATTGTATGCATTGCCAGATATCAAAACATTAAACAAGGTTACAGAACTTACACTTAAAAATGCTAGTATTTCTATTGGTGGTGTATTTACGGCTGTTGATGACGGTGTACTCAATCCCGAAACAATATCTATAGTACCCGGTGCAGTTATCTCAGTTTCCTCCAACGGTGGACCAAGGGGGGCATCACTTGCTCCTCTTGCTCGATCGGGTGATGTAAACTTATCGCAGTTAGTAGCGAATGATTTAAGAACCAATATTAAGAAGACATTGCTTGATGAAAGCCTTGCTCCAGAGAACATGAGTGCAAGATCAGCGACAGAGATACAGGCAAAATTATCTGAGTTATCACAAAACCTTGGCTCTGCTTTTGGACGTTTGATAAGTGAAACTATGACACCGATTGTAAGAAGAACATTAGAGTTGATGGACGAAATGGGCATGATAGAACTGCCGTTAAAAGTAAATGGTCTAGAAGTGCAGATTGTACCTACCTCACCTCTGGCTATGGCTAACAATATGGAAAAGGTAAACGATGTAATGAACTATTTACAGATAGCACAATCATTAGGTCCAGTTGGTCAGACATTAGTTAAACAGGATAAGATCGGTGATTACTTAGCAGATATGCTATCTATCCCGGCAGAACTTAGAACAACACCAGAAGAAAGGGCTGCAATGCAAGAGCAGATGTTAGCAGCAGCACAGGCTGTAGCTGAACAGCAAGGCGTAGACACAGCACCGATTGAACAGGCGATAGCACAATGAGCCAAGCAGATAAAATAAGATCTATTAATTCACCCGGTTGGGATGGTGTTGATGCGAATGTACAACAATTAAAAGTCAATAATTTTGATGCACAAAAAGAATTAGACATTTTGTATCATCGTTGCTTTACCTCTAAAGAAGGTGAAAAAGTTTTAACACATTTACGAAGTGTCACAATAGAACAACCAGCATGGATGCCGGGTGCTGATGCATCTTTTGGTTATTCTAGAGAAGGTCAAAACAGTTTAATTAGAGAAATAGAATTAAGAATAAGGAGAGCCAATGGAACAACAAGCTGAAACCGTACAGGAAGAAGTACAAGAAGACAAAGGATTGTTAGGCAATGCATCGGCAGAGGCAGAGGCAACAAAAGAAGAGCCTGTAGCCGAACCCGAGAGTATTCCTCACCGAGCAGAAGATGTACAGGCTAAAATTCCAGATAGACCGGACTACGTTCCAGAAAAGTTCTGGAATAAAGAGGAAGGTAAAACAAGAGAAAAAGAAGTATTTAAATCACTTAGTGAACTAGAAAAAAAGTTTTCACAAGGACAACATAAAGCCCCGGAGAATTATGATGATAAAATATTGGTTGATGCTGGTTATCAAAAAGATGATGATATTGTTGGAGCGTATACAGAATGGGCTAAAGAAAATAAGATTAGTCAAAAAGCCTACGATGACCTCGCAGCAAAAATCATCGGAATGGCTGGAGAAAGAGAGCAAGAAGTTAAATACAATTCGCAAGAAGAGATGGAAAAACTCGGACCCAATGGGAAAGAGATCGTCAAGCAAAACCTCGAGTGGCTCGAAGGCATGGAAAGAAAAGAAGTCTTCTCGGAAGAAAAAGTTGAAGCCATAAAAATGTTTGGTACAACTGCAATAGGTAATTTAGTCATTAGGGATTTTCGTCAACTTATGGGCGATAATAGACCGTTACCTATAGTAGTCGCAGAAGATACAAATGAAACAGATGAAGAGTTTCATGCCCGTATGGATGAAATGATGAGCGATGAAAGATATAAAAATCAAGACCCATCTTACACTAGAAAAGTTGAAATGGAGTGGGAACGAAGGTTTCCCGAATAAATTCTCTCGGGATAAACTTGGGCTGGTTAACGAGATCCCCTTATTTGCCAGCCCACTTTTTTTTATACAAAGCCTAGATTAGTAGTTTACAAGTAATAATTAGTTGTGATATTGGTTAATTGATCGATAACTCTTTGAGCCGATCTGACATGATTAATTCATCGTTGCGTTAGCGTATAACGTAGTCAGAAGGCTGGGATCTCCCAATAACCTTTAAGGCGATTGCTTTAAATTTTAACTTATGTAGGGAGATTTTAAAATATCTACTGGATTATCTACTGCATTTACACAAATCTTTGATGCTGAAGTAAAGCAAGCCTATCAAGGTACTGCCCAGCTAACAGGCGTGTGTAGATTGCGAACTGGGGTTGTAGGCTCTCAAGCCAACTTCCCTAACATTGGAAAGGGGCAAGCCCAAGTGAGATCACCTCAAACTGACGTTACGCCTCTAAACACTAGTTTTGGAACTACTGCTGTTACATTAACAGATTTTGTAGCCCCAGAATATAGTGACATTTTTAACCAGCAAAAAGTAAACTTTGATGAACGTCAAGAATTAGCACAAGTCGTAGGTAATGCGATTGGTCGAAGACAAGATCAGATTTTGCTTGATGCATTACTAGCAGCAAGTGCTGGATCTACTGTAGCAAATACTGTTGTTACAACTGGTTCAGCTAGTGCAAGTGATTTAAATGTTGGTAAAATTCTAGCTGCTAAAAAAGCGTTAGACACAAAAAGTGTACCACCAACAGATAGACACTTGATTATTCATGCGAATAACTTGTCTGCGTTACTTGGCGATGAAAGAGCGATTTCTGGAGATTTTCAGAATATTCGTGCCTTAGTAGCTGGTGAAATTAATAGTTTCTTAGGCTTTACTGTTCACATGATTGGTGATCGTGATGAAGGTGGGTTAACTATTGATGGTTCTTCAGACAGAACTTGCTTTGCATTTCATAAGCAATCTGTTGCTATGGCTATTGGTATGCCACCATCAACTGAGATTAACTATATCCCGGAGAAAACATCTTTCCTCGTAACGGCTAAACTTTCGGCTGGGGCTTCTGTGATTGACACAGATGGTCTTGTCGATATTACTTGTAGGGAGAGTTAATATGGCTTTTGCAAGATCTGGATGGGGTCCACTTGGTGGACAATCTAAAGCTGGCACAACCCCGGCTCTGTATGTCTACACAACAACTGATGCACATACTGCCGTAGATGCTAGTGGGTATTTCAATGATCTGTCAGACACGCTAAGTGTCGGAGATATGATTATTGTCCACGGTGCTACTGGTGGTACTAGAACTGTAACCATGCATATAGTGGTTTCAAATGCTAGTGGTGTTGTTGATGTAGGCGATGGCACAACTATTGGAGCAGTTTCTGATAGTGACTAATAAATAGAGATTGGGCGAGGTTCCCAAGGCATTGGCTTTCTCCCCTCGCCCAAACCAACTTATGGAGTTTATATATGGCAAGTGGTGATACTGACGTATCAATATGTAACAAAGCATTATTATTATTAGGCTCTTCTTCTATAACAAGTTTTTCTGATGGCACTCCCCAAGCGAGTGCTTGTTCTATTTTATATCCAGATGTAAAGAGATCTACTCTAGGAATGTATCCTTGGTCTTTTACTGTTTCTAAAGCAGAACTTAATAGACAAACAGCTACACCTAATTCTGAATGGCAATATCAGTTTACTTTGCCTAACGATATGCTCAATGGAGTTCCAAGGGCTGTAAGAACATCTGGTTCACCCGGTGTAGCTATTTTCAAACAATGGGAGATAAACCAAGCATCTGATGGCACAACTGTTCTAATGACAGATAGCCTTACAATATTTATAGATTATCAAAGAGCAGTTGGCGAAAGTTTGATGCCACACTACTTTGTTCAGTTGTTAGGATATCAAATGGCTTGGCATCTAGCCGAAGTCATAACTGACCAGACAGCCAAGTCACAGTATTGGCGTGAGATTGCATTAGGAACAGCTACAGAAAATCAACGTGGTGGTTATTTTAGACAGGCAGCCAATATAGATGCTGGTGGTCAAACACCGTCAGTTGTAGGCGATTATTTATTAACAGATATTAGAGCATGAGCAGACTACAACAATATCAAGCAAGTTTCTCTCACGGTGAGATAGATCCTCTTTTACGAGGGCGTGTAGATATTGAGCAGTATTACAGTTCTGTAGCCGAGGCTAAGAATGTTATATTTGAACCACAGGGTGGATTTAGTCGTAGACCCGGATTAAAGTTTGTTGATGATTACACATCTGATGTTGGCACAACTGATGAAATAAAACTTGTACCTTTTGAGTATTCTACCGGGCAAACTTATTTATTAGTTTTAAGTATAACAAACACTTTAAGTCAAAGCAGTACCAACTTACGTCTGCGTGTTTACAAAGATGGCGTGTTGCAAACAAACCTTAATGGTTCTGGAAATAATTTTGTTGATCAAACTTTATCATTCGCTACTGCTTTACATACTGGTTTTACTTTAAGGCAGCTTAACTTTACGCAAAACAAAGATACTATAATTTTTGTAAATAGAAATATGTTTCCTCTAAAACTTTTGCGAGGTGCTAATGATACTACTTGGACATTTTCAAATATAACAGACATAACAAATAATGCTCCTTTAATTAGAGGTGATTTGATTGGTCGAAGTACATCAGTATCAAACCCGGCTGGAACTTTAACTGCATCAGCAACTACTGGTAATATAAAACTTACGGCAAGTGTAAGTAGCACTTTTAGTAGTGCCTCTGTAGGACAACAAGTTTATCAATCTAAAGGCTCATTAGGCAACACCACTTGGAGTGGATTTGGTAAAGCTACTATTACAAAATTTTTGTCTGGAACCCAAGTTGAGGCAGTAGTATTAGTACCGTTTTCTACAACTGATGCTATTGCAAATAATGAGTGGGTTTTTGATGATAGTTTTCATGCAGCATTTAGTACTTCAGTAGGATTTCCTCACACTTGTACTTTTCATGAAGGAAGGTTGTATTTAGGTGGCTCATTCAGTTTACCTATGACATTGTTTGGTAGCAAGGTTGGTGAGCCATTTAATTTTAGACCATCTGAAAATTTAGATGATGATGCATTTGTTGTGCATATGGAAACTGATACTCTTAACACTATTGTAGGTTTAAGATCCGGTAGAGATCTACAAATATTTACTACTGGTGGTGAGTTCTTCATCCCACAAGCTGATCTGGACCCAATCACGCCAAACAATGTATCAGTTAAAAGTACAACAAAAAGAGGATCTAAGGATGGTATAAAGCCTGTAGCAACTGAAGGTGGAACTTTCTTTATTCAACGACAGGGTAAAGCATTAAGAGAAATGCTGTTTAGTGATGTTGAGTTATCCTATGTTGCCAACAATATAAGTTTGTTAGCTAGTCATCTTATACTTGATCCCAAAGCTATGGCAGTACGTCCGGCTACTGATACAACCGAGGGCGATCTGTTGATGATTGTTAATGGCACAAATACAACAGGATACCGGGCATCAAGTTCTGGTCTAGGTGGAACGCTTGCTTGTTTTATGTTGCACAAACAGCAAAATATTGTAGCCCCGTCTTTTCTACAGACAGATGGTGATTTTATAGAAATAGCAGTAGATTTAGATGTAATATATGCAATCATAAAAAGAACGGTAAATTCTAGTACAAAATATTACCTAGAAGTTTTTGATGATGATTTTACTACAGATAGTTCGGTCCAGAAAACTAGTAGCTTTAGTGGCACTAGCTATAACCTAGTACCTCATTTACAAGCAAAGACAGTAAAGGTTGTCAGAGATGATATAGTAGAAAGTGATGTAGCAAATGTAAATTCATCTGGAACTATTACAACATCTGCACAGCCATCATCATATATAGAAACTGGATTAGATTTTACCGTTACAGTTAAGACTAACCCGGTTGAGCCTAACTTGCCTAGTGGACGTATAGTAACACAAAAGAAACGAATACTTGAAGTATCCCCCATTCTGTTTAGATCACAGAACCTAACTATCAATGGGTTTGAGGTTCCATTATTTACTTTACCAGCCTCTG